GGAACGATTAGTTTTGAGTTCTGTCCAACGATAGGAGTACGCTTCATTGGCTGACGAACTTTACGAATACGTCTTGGATCAATGTAACGAAGCTCTTGGATACCCATACGAGGGCTCTTATTGTCAATCATAATATGATAGAACAGACGACCATCGATATACCAACGACGGAAGATGTCATATGCCATATTATGAAAATCAAGAAGATCTAGAACTGTTTTGAATTCTTCTTCGATGCGTCTCTTGACGCTCTCGGGCTGTTTAAGCTTTTCTAAGTCAATAGAAACTGGATCTCTTTCGTCATCTGTGATAATAGCTTCGTTAATTACGTCGTCAATCGCAGATTCGCATTCCGGATACATTGACATCTCACGATATCTAGTTACCAGTTCGCCTTCGTTCTTTGATACACCTTCTAAGTCGACGTAAGTGCCGTATGCACCGCCAGGCGCTACTTCAAGCGCACCATCGGTATTAGGTGGAGGAGCAAAGGAAGGAACCGAGACTGCCTTCTTCTCGGTTTCTTCCTCAGTCTTCCCAATACGGAAGCCAAACAATTCGATTGCCATCTATAATCCTTCAAGTAAGTAATAATATCGAAGAGGCAATCAACTAGGTAAGAAGTACCCTATTGTTGACGTCTTTAGCAACGTTCCAGTAATCGTATGCAAATTCAACGGTGAACTCTTCGACAGCGTCTGTGGTTTCCCAATTCAAATCAATGCTTGAGATATTGATTGGGAAAATGTTTACGAAATCGTATTCGCGAGTTGGAATAGCTGCATCGCCAGCTGAAGTACCGCCAGCATAAACACCAGTCTTAGCATAATGACGGACTGTCGCAATAGAACGATAAGAAGCACGTCCAGACTCGGTGATGGTACCTACGTTACGCAGATTGTTGTTGTGTGAGTTAATGAATGAACTCCACTTCTCGAATGCGTGACGTACCATAAAATCTTCGTCATTTAGAATTGTTACTGTCCAATTCTCAAAGGTTCTATTTCCTGCCATTTTAATCTTGCGACCGAAGTAGGGCACTTCAATTTGCCCTACTGTAGATGTTGGTAGTTGCGCTGCTTTACATACGAAGCGAAACTGAGCTTCAGCCGTTGGTTCAGCAAGAGCTGCTGGCAACGTCATGAAGACTTCGAAGAGCGAAGCTCTCGCGCCACCAAGAGGTAGTCCTTGTGAAGCGAAAGTTGACACATTAAAGGGCATAGTTTTTATTCTCCCTACTGTTTAAAGTATTTATTCCGCTTATTAGAACTTACCTACAACTTCAGTGAAATCTACACCGGTACGAACGGCTACGAAGTTCAGCTGGATGAAGTTGATCGAACGAGCAGGTTTAATATAGATATCGCCGATGAATTCGTTACGATCGATGACTTCTGGTGTGTTATTTGTTTCGTCGCAAACTACACGGAAATCCGTGATACCACGACGACCCTGAACGTCACGCAGGAACGGCTCAACAAGTGAACGGAACTGAGCGCGAGTGAATGCATCGTTAAATTCAAAGAGCGTGTACTTAGCTGCTGTAGCGATAGCCTTTTCAAGAACGATGAACAGACGACGAACGTTGATACGATCGAAAGCTGATGGCTTCGTTAGAAGAGTCTTATCACCAAAGAGAATTGTACCTTCGCCTGGGAAAGTCACGATTGGATTAATACCACGCTTGTAGAGCTGATCACGATCCGTCTTATTTGGATTGTAAGCCATTCTAACAACGTTCTTAATCTGCCCACGATTATATCCAGCTGGTGAGTACCAAGGATCGCGATCAATATCAGTACGAACCATCGTACCAGCAACGTCGCCGTTACAAGGAATGTTACGGAAAATGTCGTTGTACTTGTCGTATTGAACTTTATATCCAGAATCCAACACACCATAAGATGTTGATGGTAAGAAGTTACGGAATTCAACGATGTCGTCTACTTCTGATCCTGCATATCCGCTGTTATTAACAACGTCAGCTGAACGAGGTGAGAAGATACCAATACAATCTTTACGATATTCACAGATATTGTTTAGAATGTGAATCGCTACGGTTGAAGAAGAAGCACCACCAAGAATCAGTGATACGTCAACATCTTGAGCAGACTTGAACAGATTGTATCCGTTGATATAGTCGGCTGCACGTGGTGCTCTTCCATCATCGCCTCTTGCAAAAGATACGTTAGATGGCTTAGATTGAGCACCAGTTGCTATATTTAAACCAGAAGTGACTGATCTACCAGCAGTAAATCCACCTGTATGACCGTTCCACCAAACCCAACGAGACATCTTGTTGATGTAGTTCTTGTAGTAGATATCTGTACCGTCTTCGCTCTTGGCATTAACGCACTTGGAAAGATTAGGATACACTTCAAGAATTGTATTAGCAGTTCCTGCGATACCACCTTTAAGATCTGCAATAACAACGTGCATTTCATCGCCTGAAGTACCATATTGTGATGCTTCATTGCTAGTGCCTGGAGCAGAAGAGAAGTAATCAAAGAATTCCCAACGACGAGTAGCACCTTGTGTGGTAGAAGTGTTACCAACATACTTAGACTGGATCGTGAAATAACGACCGTTAGCTGCGATAGAAGCAATCTTAACTGGAATTTTATCTGGACCAGCAACAATAATGTCGCCTACAGTAAGTTGACTACCTACGTTAGCAGTAGATGTTACAACCGTGCTGTTGTTTGAGAATGTCAATACTCCTGTTCCATAAGAACCAGGAGAGAACCATCCATACTTTGTTGAAGTAACAGCTACAGTACCGTTAGAACCAGTAGATGTGCCTTGCGCTCCAGCTTGAAGTGTTAGCGTTACAGTCCAACCAGTTGTCACGCTTGCAGAAGTGTTTGAAGAAACACGAGCAGTAACTTTTCTTTGCTTTGTTCCATTAAAAATCAAATAGTCAGTTGTATTAATTTGGCTTATTAGATTAGATGAAGCCACTTTTGATTTAGTGTTAGCTGTGACGCTTGAGATATTTCCGTTAGCAGCAGTTACAATCGTGAACACTGTTGCAGAAAGACCGGCGCTGTTAGCAGCAGAAAGCGTTGTTCCGCCAAGAGCAAAACCGCGAGTAGCAGTTGTTGATAAAGTGCTTTCGAATGCATTAGCAGTCAAACATGTAGACGCACGAAGATTGTTACCAAGAAGACCTGGATACTTAGCAATGAAAGAACCTGCTCCAGAAACGCCAGCAGAAGAATAATTTTCCTGATAATCGTCTTCGTTCTTAACGAGCGGATATATCGATGTATTTGACGAAGAGATAGCATTAACAGCTCTAAGAATATTATTCGAACTCTGATTTACGACACGAACAGTGTACAGAGCATTACCGTATGCAAGGAAGTTCGCAGCGGTAAAGAAGTCAACAGCTGTATTGGTAGTTGGGTGCCAAAATGATTTGACAAGCGTATCTTCGCTATCAACGAGAACACGCTGCCCAACAGGACCCCAGCGCAAATGGCCCGCAAACGCACCAGTTGTAGTGCTTACGGCAGGAATAATCGTTGTGAGATCGATCTCACTTACATTAACTCCTGGAGAAACTTGGAAACCCATCGGACTTATCTCCTTTATAAAAACGAAGTTGTGTTTTCTTCGCGCCCTAAATTGAACTCGATTTATTTATAAAAAGCGGGCTTTTATCTATTTAGAAATTCCCAAACCCATTAGATTCACCAAAAGCGTCTCCGGAATTTTCCATTGATTGAGTGGCTTCACCATCGTCGATGAAACCAGCAGGCAACAAATCGTCGTGAACGTCTTTCATGTTTGCATTTGCTAGATTCTGTCGAATATCGCTATTCGTTAGATCTTTAAAATATGGCTGAGTAATCAACCATCCAAAAAGCACGAGCGTCATAGCTAAATCGTCGTGACAACCTTCTTCAGCTTTAAACGTATCTTTATCTTCGATGAACGTCGTCAGCTCTTCGATAGTCTCAAAATCTGTTATCAGTAAACGATCACTTTCGATGATCGTTTTTAAGTTAGAACACCCAATCTTTTTAACTGATTTCGTTGTACGGATACCAAAGGCTGAACGAATATTGAATCCACCACCAACCTTGATATTTTTGTTTTTCGTGAACGTAGCAATCACGTTTTCATATTCAAGATCCATAAACAACGAGTTAACTACCTGTTGTCCGATATTATTAGTTTCACCTAACACATACGCATTATTGTACCACTTGCAAAACCTGTAAATAATATCAGGAAACATCAAAGGTGTTACTTCTCGACTCCTATATTTAGCTACTTGACGATATGGCAATTGCGATACGTCGTAGATCGACAAAGCTGAATAATCTTGCCCAACACCTTCGGACACGTCAAACACACATATGTAGGATTTACGAGGATCTGGCTTTTCGTAATAGTCTAGACCCCATTTATCTTTGCTAGGAGTAATCCAAGACAACTCACGCAATTTCATTGGATGGATAAGTGTGCTGGACGAACCAATGAACTCGCACTCAAACTCCTGACGAAATTGCTCTTCGCTGGTGTTAGCGATAGTCTGTTGTCTCCAACTATCATCACGCCCAGGAACTTCGTTCCACATAATTTCAATAGGAACATACTCGCTACGACCCTCACTAGCATCTGTCCACATCTTGAAGAAGTGATTCATACCAAGAGGCGTAGAAACGATAATAATCTTAGTCGTCTTACCTGATGAAATCGTAGGATATGTAGAAGCGAAGAACGCATCAGCTAGATTGCGTTGAACGTGGGCAAACTCGTCGAGGAAGATTAGATTGAATGATCCACCGCGGATAGCACTGGATGATGTAGCAGCAGCTAGAACCTTAGAACCGTTCTCAAGCTCGATGTTACCTTTATTCCAAGTGACTACGCCTTGCTGCAACCATTTCGGAAGATATTCGTACGCAAGCTGGAGTTTAGCTAACAGGTCTCGCGCGAGCGCGCCCTTGTTCGCGAGGATAGCGACATTCTGTTGATCTGTAAACAATACGAGCCATAAAATATATGCAACAGATGTCGTAGACTTACCGACCTGACGAGGAAGCTTACAGATAGAAAATCTGTTGTCCGCAAACGTGTGGAGCATCTTCGCTTGGAAATCCCACATATTAAATGGCATAAGACCAAGATCTACGTTTACGATCTTGACGTAATTACGAGCGAAGTACTCTACGTCCTTAGCGCACTTGATATATTCGTCAGCTTCGTGTTTGGTGTATTGATGTATGACACCAACAGCTTTGAGGTTGGGATTTCCTAGATACGTTTTGACAGCCATTATTTACGCCCATTAATCAATGCTTGTAGCTCCGCTGAAGTTCCCACGAAAATAGCATTCTCCGCTTGAATATTCTGCGAAGCTTTGTGATCATCAGTTTTCTTTAGGTCTTTCAGTTTCTTTTGAATATCCAATAGATCTTTATTGGCGTCTACCATCGTTTTAATGAGTTGCCCAACAACTTCGAATGCGCGAGGATGCTCAGAAGTTTTTGCAACCATGAGAGCTTCGTCTAGCGCATCATTACCTTTGTGAATAATCTGATGAAGATTGTTTCTAACCTTAGCAAAATCGTCATCAATGTCTTCATTAGGATTAACTTCGATTGGTGGTAACATTTCAATCATAGGACGAGAATCAGGTAATCCCAGAGCGTTTTCTACGCTTATCTCAAATTTTGTTTTTTCAATCATGATATTGGTTCATCCGTTCCTGTTTTAGGATTATATTTTTTACCATCTACGAAGAAGAATGAGTTGCTACAGAATCCGTAGTCATCTGTTGCGTTGATTTGATTATATGGAATAGAAGCAGAGCTGTTCGTTGTTGGGCTTCCGTTAGCCAATAATCCTGGCTGAATAACAATACGAGAGCTGCGTCCTGTTCGCGCGACGTCTTCTAATGTGATCTTTCTGCCGCTGTTTGTATTGGCAGTAACGACACCAAAATCGATCTGTGCACGCTTGATAATTCCCTGACGTTTCGTTGGTCCGTAGAAGAATCCTTTGACAGTAAAATCAAACGTGTATATTAACGCACGACGATTATTGAAATCACCTTCGTATGTGTCTTCGATAGATACTGTATTCAGAATCGTAGGCACATCCATAGTGATACTTGTTTGTGGAATAAGACGCACTTGATTAGTCCACTCGGGACCAAAATAAGGCACAATCTGCTCAAGAATCTGTGCGCCATCGTCTGCGTTGCGCACGTATGCGTATAGATTGAATTGCAAATCATATGGAACTGGATTATAGTTGAAATCTAATTTGTCTTCATCAGTAGTGACTTTGATGTTACGCCCTGTGCTATTAAGACGACGTTGTCCGTCATAGTTCAGCGTTGTCATTTCAAACGCCATACGCGGAAGCTGAATCGCTACTTGTTGATCTAAATCAGGATCTTGAGTCGTACGAACTAGGAACTTTTCCTTTGGACCATAGGCAAGAGGGACTGTAACTGCGCTCACGTTGTTATTAGCCGTATCATAGCGACGAACAACAATGTCGTTGAACATGTTACCAAACATGATAACATATTTTCTAAGCGACTGATGATAAAACTGTGATCCAAACATTAGTATCTATCCACTTCAGAGAATGGGTTACGTTCGCTGAAGTCGATGTAGTCAAGCGACTTCGTGGTGAAATATTCGTTGTTAGCCAACTTATCTTGGGTCTCGACTCTGTATTCCCACAGAATCGATTCGCCGTCTTCATTAAGAATCGAACCAGTTCCGTTTCCACTTTCCAACGTAATTTGATACTGTAGGATATCGTTATTGTAACGAGTACCAATAGCGTCGATATCTGTATTGCCCGTAGCAATCGTAGCCAAACGATCTACAAGTTCGCAATTAAGTTCGTATGTGTATAGCTTACCGTGCTGATAAAAGACTTGCTCGTTTTCTACGAACTTGATTTCATATAATTTCTTATTCAGAGGAAAGTAAATCCAATCACCTTCGTACGGACGAGAATGTTCCGTTTGATAATCTTCTGTTCCGCCTGTTTCTAAGCGGAGAGCATTACTATTTCCCCATTCGTTTGTGTTGGCGTTTTCCATCTGAATGTTGTAGCCAACTTCAGTAAGCACTTTTTCGTTAGATACTTGTTCCCAACGCTTACGAGACATAACGAACGTAATCGAGTCACGGATTTCTAGGTTGAACTTGGAAAGGAAATCGCCTTCACCCTCGAATCCTTGAGTGTTCTTGATATACATTTCGATGTCAATGGCATCGTTGAACGCAGACGAAGCGTCTTCACCTAATAGAGCATCTGGATTACCAAGAGTTCGTGGCAAATACTTCACGTCAAGACCATAGATCTTGATTGATTGAATAATCAAATCTTCAGCTAGATCTTGTTGACGTCCAAAAGTAAACGGACGGAAGTATTTGTTCGTTGCCATCGTTATCCAATCATGTCCGTAACAGGCAAGCTGTAATCGTTAATAACAGTATCTTCGAGTCTTTG